TACTTTAGACTATGTCTTAGATGATGAAATTGAAGGTCCTGAAACTATCATAATGACATTAAGATCTCCATCTAGTTCTAGACATAACGTTACTCCAGTTTCTGCAACAGCGACTATAACAGACGTATAAGTTATTTAGATACATATTATCTAATATACTTAATCTAATTGCGTAATTTTATTTTCTTACTGATAGTATTAGTCTGCATTTTTCTACAGTTAGCAGACACACGTCCTATTAAGACAAAACCAAATAAAATTCAAAACTACTCAATAGAAAATCTTTGGGATAACCAAAGTACTCAGGCTTTTATTAGAGACTCTTTAAACTGCGCCCCATTTAGAGAGGCAATGATTAAGGTTAAATTCGGCCCACTACATCCTAGAATAGGTGGATTAACTACAGAGATTGTAGGTGACGTTTACTTTATTCAAATGAATGGAAGCTATAGCTTGGCAGAGGCTCAAAGAATTTTCTTTCATGAGTTAGTTCATGTCTATCAGTTTAGAAGGGGTTGGTTAATAGAAAGGCCTAGAGATGTAATATGGAGAGGTCAAGTCTTCTCTTGGAGAATACCTTGGATTTTAAGACCGTGGGAATTACAAGCAGAATTGTACACTGAAAGACTGTTTGTTTCTGAGTTAGATAAATAAAATGTAAACTTTTTTATTTTTCATAGTATAACATTAAAACTTATTTTTGAATGGCATTAAATTTTAAACAACAAGAAAACGATCCACAGCAGTGGTATTGGTTTAAATCAGCTTTAACTAAAGAAGAAGTAAATAAAATAATTATGTTGGCAAGCGAACTGCCAATTGAAAGAGCAACAACTATCGGTAGTAATGGCGAAGTAGTAGAAGAAAACGATCCTAATGGAGTCAGATCTTCTATGGTAAAATGGATTCCCCAAAATAGAGATTGGTCTTGGTTATATCAAAGATTGATGGAAATGGCCGAGGAAGCAAATGATAATCTATGGAAATTTGATTTAGTATCTGCGCCTGAGAATATTCAATACACTGAATATTATGCTCATGAAAACGGACATTATGATTGGCACCAGGACATTGGACCTGGTTCATTAGGTTCTAGAAGAAAAGTTTCTATTACAATTCAATTATCTGAAAGCGATGAGTACGAAGGTGGTGAATTACAAATCACATCTGGTGGAGACACTTCAAATGATTGGGGAGCTCAAACTTGCCCAAGGGGTGGAGGTGTAGGTGTTTTATTTCCAAGTTATATGATGCATAGAGTATCTCCAGTAACTAAAGGTACTAGAAGATCTTTAGTTCTTTGGGTTGGAGGCTCACACTATAAATAAAATAATTTATGAAGATATTATTTTGGACAGGTTACCGTTTTGAGAAATGGAATGGTAAAACTAAAGAAGGTTTAGGTGGCACAGAGACTGCCGTCTTAGAGGTAGCAAAAAGATTAGTTACATACGGACATGAGGTTACAATTGCAGGTGAAGTATTAACAACATTTGTTTATGATGGTCCGATCGACGGAGTTACATATTTAGATATTGATGATTTTGAATTAAGAATGGATGTTGCTAATCCAGATGTATTCGATATAGTTATCGGTGTTAACTACATACATTTCTTACAGTATTGTAAAGATGTTATGATTGAACCTAAATATAAATGGTTTTGGATGCACAATACAGAATTTGAACCATGGTATAAAGGTCAAGTTTGTGATATTAAAAGTGCTTGGGATAATATTCAATCTATCATTACTCCTTCTGAATGGGCGGGTAATCAAATAATGGAAACAATAATTAAACCACATGTTGAGCATATAGGTGACTGGAAAGGTGTTATACAAAGTATTCCAAATGGAATTAACTCAGAAGATTTTAACATTAAAACAAGTAAAGATCCTAATAAATTTATATGGTCTTCCGCTGTTGATAGAGGGCTTGTACATCTTTTAGATAATTGGCATAAAATTAAAGAGGTTATGCCCGAAGCCACTTTAGATATTTACTATCCTAAATATTCAAACCCACACGGAGACCAAATAGATGGGTCATGGCGCAACATCGATGGTATAAATGATAAGATTGCAGCCTTAAGTGATTCAGGAGTTAGAGATATGGGTACGGTTTCTAAACAAGAGCTCTATGCTGCTATGGCCAGAGCATCATATTGGATGTATCTTACTCAATATGAAGAAACATTTTGTATTACTGCACTAGAGATGCAAATGTCAAACGTACTTTGTATAACATCAGACAAAGCAGCTCTAGATCATGTTGTACAAAGTGGTATTAAAGTACCAACAGCAGACTATGAAACAATGTTTGACAACGCAGTAAAAGTATTGAAAAGTCTTGCTAATTATCCTAACCTTAAACAGAAGGCTATTAAAGATGCTAGAGAAATAGCCAGAAAACAAACATGGGATTCTGTAGCTAAAACATGGCATGATATGATTACACAAAATTCAGAAGAAATCTATAATATAAAATATGAGAATTAATAGAATTTACGTTATTGCATTAGACCCAGCTAAACCAGGGTTTCAAGATCTTATAGAGGAAAGATTGCAAACATTTCAATTTTATGAAAACACCCCCTATGAAATCATAACTGCGTTTGATGGTAGAAATGGAGATATTCCAGAAGGCTATAATGTTTATGATAAATGGGACGTGGGTCCAGATTCAAAACACTCTTGGAATGACTGGTGGTCTAGACCAGTTTTACCAGGAGAAGTTGGATGTGCAGTTTCACATAGAATGGCATGGGAAAAGATGATTCTGTCTGGAGATGGTTTAACTTTAATTTTAGAGGAAGACTTCTTTAATGCTAGCATGAATAATATATCACTTCTACCAGATCCTCCGGTAGATTCTAATTGGGATATTGCTCTTTTAGGTAGAGACATTATACAAAAATCAGTTGAAGAAGAATCTATTGACAACACGTGGTCAAAAGCTAGACACTTTTACAATCTACATGCCTATGTGATTAAAGGTGCTAACTCAGCTAAAAAATTATTATCAGGTGGTTTAAAAGAAAACGTTATTCCAGTTGATGAATATATTAGTGCACTTGGGTATGAACATAGAAGAGAAGATATTAGAGAATTGTTTCCACAAAATATGAATATAATAGGTACTAAAGATACACATTACGTCATACAAAATAGAGGTGGTAAATTAGGAGGATCTACTATAGAACCTGAGGATGGCAGCCCAAACAATCGTGCTGATGTCAACGAAATAGAAAACAACACAAATATCGAAATGCAAAATAACATACCAACAGAAATACAAGAACCATATTATGAAATTTTAGATACATCTGATTGGGAAGCTTGGAAAGAGAAGTACATTAATTTATCCACGTCTAAACATGAGTTTGAACTGATGGTTTCAGATAGAGGTGATAATGTATTTGAATTTCCACTGTTTACTCCTAAATTCTGTAGAGAAGCAATTGCCCTAGCAGAGTCTAAAGATAATTGGACTATTGATAGACATGAGTTCTATCCTACCAATGACGTCTTACTACAAGATATTGGCCTAGATGAAATTTACAATAGAGTTTTAGATGAAGTGGTTAGACCTCTTGCAATTCACTTATGGAATTTAGAGGGTAAGTCCTGGGAAGGATTCTCTAATGAAAACTTCATGGCAAGATACACAACGGAAAGACAGTCACACCTATCCCTACACCATGATAGAAGCCACCTAACGATGGTTATTAAATTAAATGATGAATTTAGTGGTGGTGGAACTTGGTTCCCTCAGTATCAAAAATTGTCTAATCCAGAAGAAATAGGTACAGCAGTACTACATCCTGGTATGATAACACACAGACACGGTGCGAGACCGATTACTACCGGTAAGAGGTACATTATAGTGTCATTTATTCGCTCACACTTAGAGCCTTAATATAATAAACAATATGAAAAGAGAATTAACATTAAACTCCTTAGTGGGAGATGACGGACACCTAGTCTCTCCTGTTTTAAACGATGGGTGTAAGAACTACCTAATTGACATTGATGGCACGATTACAGATGACGTACCAAACGAAGAGCCAGAGAGAATGTCAGTAGTCTTACCTTATGCAGGTGCAAAAGAAACATTAAACAAGTGGTATGACGAAGGCCACGTAATTACTTTCTTTACTTCAAGAACTGAAGAGGTAAGAGAGATTACAGAAACTTGGTTAAATAAACATGGATTCAAATACCATGGTCTACTAATGGGTAAACCAAGAGGTGGTAACTATCACTGGGTTGATAATCACATTGTCAAGGCTACCAGATACGAAGGCAAGTGGGCTGATTTAGTAGAAGAAGAAAGAACGATCGAAGTTTTTCCGTCATAGATATATAATCTATGATTAAAGATTTTCAAACATTCCTTAACGAGAAAAGTGGAGGACTGCATAAAGTTGTTATGTGTGTATCGACAGATCTTACAGACTTTAAGTATGTAACGGATAAATCTGCACACACTAGAAATTTTATGCAACTCTTTACAAAGGGCGATCAGCCATTTAAGTCTGATATGCCTGTGATTAACTTTTGTAATATCCACACTCAAAGGCTATTAGATGCAGGTACTCCTAAAGACCTAATCTATAATCCTAAGGAAAAGAAGATGGAAATTGCATCAAAGGTAAAATGGCATGAGACTCATAAAGACTCTAAGCATGTACCTAAGACAGTTTCTGAACCGGAAGATCTAGATCAGTTAAAATTCCCTATCATAGCAAAACCAGATAACAGATACTCAGGAATGGGTATTCAAAAGTTTGATACTTTAGAGGATGCTAAGAAAGCGGATTTAGAAGATTTTGAAGTCTTCAGCGAGAAGATAGACATCGATGAAGAACATAGAATAATGATGTGGCGAGGTGAGCCTGTTATGTGGGTACAAAGAGTCCATGGTAACAAGGAGACCAAAGAGATGACAAAGAAGAAAGAGGATAAACTCTATTTTAAGTACGTATTGAAAAATCTAGATAAAATGCCAGAAGATTGGAATGAAGTATTTCAGGAAATGAACGAGGCACATGAAAACCTAGATCTATATTCAATTGACTTAATGGTAGATACTGATGGGAAACCATGGGTAGTAGAGATGTCCTCAGAGTTTGCTCCTCTCTATGGTGTGATGGCACCTTTCTACAAAAAAGTCTATCAAGATTATTATGGTAAAAAACTAAATTCTACCGACAGCACGGAGATAGATACTTACCAAAAGAAAGATATTGATTCAACAATTAACTTTGACAAAAAAAGATTTAGCGTAGACAATGGGTAAAGCAAACATGGCATGTATGCACATCAATATATGGGTCCACCACATGCACATAGATCCACTATTTGATTTTCTGAATGGTAGGATTAAGAATGCGCCAGACTGGTATCTGAGCGAGTCTAAATGCCCGGAGTCAATAACCGGGGGTTATGTTGAAGTAACACTTTCTTTTGAGTCGTATTCTCTTTTATCTTCCCATAAAGACTGGGAAGCAGCTGGAGGTTGGATGACTTAAAACAACAATTATGAAAAACAATGAAAGAAAAGATTACTTATTAAACTACAAGGGCAAGAAATTTAAAGCTGATAGTTTAATAGGACTAATCTGGAAGTTCTTAAGAAACAAATAAGACTTCGCACGTATAACTAACCGTCTAGGGTAACCTAGGCGGTTTTTTAGTATTTAAAGGAATTTAAAGATATGTACACATTAGACGAATTAAAGCAGATGATATTCATCGACATTGAGACCGCAACTCAGAAAGAGACGTTTCAAGAGATTATCGACGAGAACCCAGAACTCGAACAATACTGGAACCTAAAGACTATGCAACTGGTACAAAAGAACCCAGTTGAATTAGCAGAATTTGAAGACCCACATAAGATGTGGCCTAGAATGGCTGGACTTAATCCAGAGTGGGGTAGAATTGTTTGTATCTCAATAGGACAACTACAGTTTGACGAAACAGGCTTCCCTAATGGTTTTAAGGCTGTCTCATTCAACGGAGAAGACGAGAAAGATATTCTTAAACAATTTTGCGAAATGTCCTCTAAGATTATGCAGAAATACCCAGGAATGAAATGGGTAGGACACTTCATTAAAGGTTTCGATATGCCATACATTATTAAGAGAGCTCTTATTAACGGTGTATCTGTACCTTCACATTTTCACTTACATAAACAAAAGCCTTGGGAGAACTGTCTACTTGATACAAAAGAGACTTGGCAGTTTGGAGGTTGGGACTCAGCTAAACTAGGTCTCATCTCAGAAGTACTAGGTATTCCTTCACCCAAAGACGCTATGTCTGGCTCAGAAGTATCTGAATATTATTGGGCTGGTAGACACGATGAGATTAAAACTTATTGTGAGAAAGATATTAAGGCTACCGCAAACGTCATATTAAAAATTGCAGGCCTGCCAATTTGTCACTAAAAATCTAAAAAAGGTGACGAAATGTCTTAAAAACAACTTTGGCATACATTTTTCACTATAGTATATGTGCGATGTTGCACAAAAACTAAAAATAATTTAAAACATGTATTTAACAAATTTATCAAAACTTAACGATTCACTAGATACATTTGACGGTATCTTCGATTCATTCTTTAACTTTCCTAATGTAAGACCTACATTTTCAGGAATTAACTCATTTGGCACAGACTACAGAGTCTTAGACAATGCTATTGAAATCAGCTTACCTGGGTTTAGCAAGAAGGATATTAACATTGAAGTTGATGGCAATGTACTTTCTATCAGCTCGGATGTAAAAGAGGAAGGTTTTAGACAGTCATTCAGTAAGAGATTTAGATTACCAAACACAGTAGATACTGATTCAATTTCAGCTTCTATGACGAATGGTGTTCTTACTATTGACTTTAAGAAAGCAGACAACTCGAAGAAGATCTCAATCAAGTAATTGAGATTTTCTTCAAAATAGTTGCCTCAAAATTTTTTTATGTCAGATATTTTTATTATATTAGTACTGTAATTTTAAAACGATCCTATGTATAATATACTTTATTTTGACTACGGCAAAGAAATTGTTGACACTGCCGAAACTTTTAAGGAGGCTAAATATCTGTTGAAAGAATACAGAATGGCATTCCAATCTAATAATCTTAAAATCGCAAAAGCATAATGGAGGACAATTTTAACATTGATGACTACCTAAACGATCCTGACTTCGAGAGAAAGATGGAGGACTACAAAGAGCGCATGATTCATGAGGCTATTGAGCACAACTATGAAAACATGGCTAAGAACGGTATCTCTGACTGGCATGTAAGACACATGAACAAAGAGGAGATGACCCAACTCAAAGAAACATTACAGTTCATGATGAAGCACTTTTTAGAATACGAAGAGTATGAAAAGTGTATTTTGATGAAATCTGAGCTAGAAAAGGTCAATCAGATATTAGAGCGAGTGTCTTAAGATATATAGATTAACGCACATCCATAACGGAAGTGCGGGCCCCCGAAATAAACCCGAGCGAAAGTTCGGGTTTTTTTATTACTTTATTATGCTGATATATACAATATGAAATACATTAGACCATATTACAAATTCTTAAGTGAGAAGGTAGAAATGGCCTACTCTACTATTAATGGTAAGAAGATTGAGTCCTCTTGGGCTGGTTCTGCAGATAGCTTAAAGGACTTTATTAAGCTAATTGAGAACGCACCAGAAACTCTACAATACATTAAGGTAACTTCTAGTACTGCTTCGTTTGCACCGTCTAGTGAAAAGTTTGACGGACCTATCAACTCATCGAAGAAGAGAAAGATTATTAAGATAGTAAAAGATATGGAGAAGGCTTTTAAAGCAAAGGGTGATGCAATTACTTCTTATAGGTTTAATTCTTACTACGGAGCTGGTGGTAAAAATCATCACGAAGATCCAGCATATATTGACTACAGAACTAAGGCGATCGACCAATTTGGTAAAGATATGTCCTCAGGTAAATACGGCAGATTAGACTAATGAAATACTTACAATTATTTGAAGACTTCGCTACAGACCATCCTGAGTTAGAAAGGATTAGACAATTCAAAGGTTCTGTGAAAGATATGATGACATGGCTAGAAGATCAAGGCGTTGAAACAAACCCATATAAAGACACTATAATGGTTAACGGTCCTCATGTTGGACAGAAAGACAAGTCATTGCCTTACCAAGATTTCCAAAATGGAGAGTCCGATTTAATAAAGAATAGACATGGACGAAAAGACAGCTAAAGAAATATCAAAACAACTTAAGAGGATTGCCGATGCAATGGAAGTTGCAAACAAACGTGAGCTTGTAGCCGAAAAGCGTAAAGCTAAACTGGAGTCCTTACAAGTTCGTGAAATAAGACAATCTAAATCTGAGAACGAGTGAGCCACTATGCAACTTTAGGCGTAGACAAAACAGCAACTCAGTCAGACATTAAGAAAGCTTATAGGAAACTTAGTATGCAACACCATCCCGATCGAGGTGGTGATGAAAACAAGTTTAAAGAAATTGCAGACGCGTATGCTGTAGTTGGCGATGAACAGAAACGTCAACAGTATGATGCTATGCAAGATAACCCATTCGCCAGCTTTGGTAATATGGGTGGCATGGACGGTAACTTCGGAGATCTATTCAATCAATTCTTTGGTGGCCAGAGACGACAACAGACTAGAGGTGGTGATATAAAGGTTGATATGCACATTTCTTTTCAAGAAGCATTCCATGGATGTAGTAAAACGTTTCAAGTAAATGGCTACGAGTCAACGATTAATCTAAAAAGAGGTGTTAAGACTGGTCAAAGATTTAGACTAGCAGGTAAAGGTCAACCACATCCATTTAATTCTACACTACCACCAGGAGATCTGTATGTAACTGTACATGTTCAGTTAAATAGCGATTATATTATTGATGAAAAAAACAATATATGGGTAGAATATAGCCTTCCTTGGTATGAAATTATGTCAGGTACAAAGATTATGATTCAGTCTTTAGAAGGACCAATATCTATTAATATACCAGAGGGTACAAGTCCAGGAAAGGTTTTAAGAGTAAGAGATAAAGGATGGCCAAATTATGAAACACAGGAGCGTGGAAGTTTAATGTGTAAAATAAACGCGAGCTATCCAGAACTAAATTCCACCCAATTAGAATATATAAAGAAAGTACACGAAAATAGAAATGGATAAATTTTTTAGAAAAAATCGCAGAAGAAGACCTCTTTCGAAATGGGATATTATTATTGAAGGCCTAATGGTTAGCAATAAGTCTGCATTTTTTTGTGCTTTATATCAGGCTATGATGGAACATCCTAGCTATGTTATTTTATCAGATATGCCAACAGAGAGAAAACTTGAGATATTAAGAAATATGTTGTCATATTATGAAGAAAAAGAGGATTATGAAAAGTGTGCTAAATTATTACAGATTCAGCAACAAGTAAATCAAAATTTATGTTAATAGTAAAATTAAATAAGAAAACCAATATAGAGAAAGCCCTTAAACAACTTAAATCAAAGGTTATTAGAACCAAACAGATGAGAAAGTTGAGAGATCTTAAGCAATTCACCAAACCTTCACAGAAGAAAAGACTTCAATTACAGAAAGCTAAATACATTCAACAGCTACGTACGAAGGAACAGCAACAATAACTTATTGAAGATTAGAATAATATACTAATAATTTTTCATCTTCCAATGCCTTTCCGGGAGATGGTGTTTAAATATATAATAATGTTTATATCATCTATAAAAAGACCAATAATTGCGATGAGCGGATTTGTATCAAATTCAGATAAAGACTCTCTTATGAGAGCAAGTTATTACCAAATAACTAGAAACTTTACTAAGACTGTAAATCGTTTTGTGGCGTTTAAGGATGAAGACCGCTTAATAGAAATTCCACACGGGATTGGTCAAAGGTCAAAGTTTATTGACCTAATGATAAAATACTTTGAGTCTCTTGAAGAGTACGAGAAGTGTAATAAGCTAATGAAGCTTAAAGAACTAGTCATAATGGCTGGTGACTAAAAAAATTTAAAATATGGCGAGAACCTCTAGAGCAGCATCGATTGCAGCAGGATTGAAAAGAATACAATTAAGACAAAATCAAAAATCATACGTAGAGACAATATCCAAGAATGATATTACATTTTGTTACGGACCTGCTGGAACCTCAAAAACATTTACAGCTTGCTATACGGCGCTGGAGATGTTGCAAGAAAAGAAGATTAAAGAAATAGTGTTATGTAAGCCGATCCAAGAAGCGGGTGAAAAGTTGGGTCACTTACCAGGAGATATTCACGATAAAGTAGATCCGTACATGAAGTCTTACAAATCTAATATAGAAAAGATAATCGGTGTTGAGCTAACTAAAACCCTATTTGACAAAAAAGTAATTCGATTCGAACCACTAGCCTATATGAGAGGAGATACTTTTGATGACGCCCTGATGATTCTTGATGAAGCACAGAATGCAACCTACAAGCAGCTGATGTTGTTTATCACAAGAATGGGTAGAGATAGTAAAGTGGTGGTAACAGGTGATGTCAGCCAAGCGGATATAGCAAACTCACAGGTGAGCTTGCCGGATTTTATTGAATTATTAAGTGGAGTGAAGGGTATTGATACTCATATCTTCACAGAGTCGGATATAGTTAGAGCTAAAATTCTACAAGAGGTAGTAGCTAGATACGATAAATGGAAAATCCAAAACAACAAATAAAAGTTCGTAAAGCTAAGTACGAAGACCTAGAGCAGATCTGCGATATTTACACTGAAGCTTTCGATGGTCAAACCACGGAGTCGACTAGACAGTGGTGGAATATTCTAGACAACGATCACTATCACTATTACGTTGTAGAACAAGATGGTCTAGTAGTTGCCGTAGCCTCTTTAATTGTACTTAACAAACTAATTAGAGGTGGTAATCGTGTGGCGCTAATTGAAGATGTGGCGGTGTCAAGACATGCAGGTTCAAGAGGTATTGGTAAGATGTTGATTGAAAAGCTAAAGGATATTTCTATTGAAAAGAAATGCTACAAGACAATTCTAAACTGTTCAGAAGATGTAGTAGGTTTCTATGAGAAATGTGGTTTCTATAAAAAAGAAGTTCAGATGAGATGGGATAGACCTGCAGAATTTGCCCCATCTGCTAGAAACAATAAGCTATTTTAAGATATAACTACTAAAGTTTATATCTATGTCCAAAATCATTTTATTAAAGCACAGTCACACTGGCGATCCTAATATCGTAGAAGTAGGTGTTGATGAAGCTGGTAGAGGCGCACTCGCTGGACCAGTTACTGTAGCGGCATGCATTATGCCATACGGATTTCAACATGAGTTAATTAAAGATTCTAAACTACTGAACGAAGGTCAGCGTGCAGAAGCTAGACAGATGGTTCTGGATAACGCGTTAGCCTACTCTATTCAACACGTAAATGTAGAAGAAATAGAAAACACTAACATTCTTAAAGCTACCTTAGAAGGTATGAGAAGAGCTCTGGCAGAAACTTGTCAGAAACATCCATTCAATTTTATTCTAGTTGATGGAGATCAGTTTCATGGATTTGATGGCAAACCTTTTGAAACGGTAGTCGGTGGAGATAATACTTATGTTAGTATCGCAGCAGCAAGCATCTTAGCAAAAACAGAAAGAGATGCATACATGAAAGCTATTGAAGGTGGTAATGTATATGGTTGGGGTTCTAATAAAGGATATGGAACTAAGCAACACATCAAAGCTATCAAAGAGTCAGGTGCAACCGAGCACCACAGAGACTCATTCATCTCACATTTATTAACTACCACAAATCAACTATTTTGAGAGGATTAATTGCAGGCATGCTCCTATTCTTAGCAGGGCAGATACTGATTTGGTTTCAGACCAACGGACAATTTTTAAGTAAATGGGCTAAAGACCACCCATGGATAATGTCAATTGTAGGAGGTACACTCATCTCTTACATGTTTATTAACGCTACCGCACTGATTGCAGCACATTACAACGGCTTACTTTGGCCAGGTCGATTCATTGGTTTCTCAATGGGTATTACCTCATTTGCTTTCCTGACATGGTGGCTAATGGGTGAAGGTATTAATATGAAGACTACAATCTGTGTGATTCTAGCCGTGGCTATTATCTGCATTCAATTATTTTGGAAATGAAACTACCGTGGCAAGAAAAAGGTAAACCTACAAACGTAGTAGTTTACAAGAAGCAGAAGAACAGTAACAAGCACTACATGATAGTGACCGATATTCATGTAGATATTCTTAATAACGCAAGAGCCACAAAACCTGTGGTTGACCACAAATATGAGATTGTGGAAATGGGCATTGGCGAGAGCTTTATTGAGGCATGGTCACACAAATATAAGATTAACAAACCGAAAGTGGTAAACAAGTATGGATAAACCTAAACAACTATCGATCGCAACATTAAGAGCTATGGCAAAGCAGGGTATTGGACATGGGGCGTTAGCGGAAGTTGTAAAGAACCTAAAGAAAAAGAAAACTAACAAAAAAAGTGCAAAATAATTTTTCTATGTCAGAAAAATTGATTATATTTGTACTGAACTAAATAATATGAATATGAATAAAATATGGATGCCACTTCTTACGATTTTTATTATTGTGCCAGCATCAGTCTTTTTAGCCACATATCTATGGAATGTGGTTTTGACTAGTGCAGTTACATGGGCTAACCCTGTTGGGTTTTGGCAAATGTTTGGTATGATGGTTTTATTTTGGATAATTTATCCAGGTAAGAAACCAACAATAAAAAATGTAGATGAAGAGTAAGAAGATAATTTATTTTGACATGGATGGTGTGCTAGTAGATCTAGCAGCTAAAATAGCCGAGTACCCTCCAGAAGCAATTAAGAGAGCAGAGGAATTAGATCTAGTAGATCAGATGCCTGCACTCTTTTTAGACCCACCTCCAATGAAAGGTGCAATAGATGCATTCAACAAGTTTGTGAACTCAGACAAGTATGACTGCTACATCTTAAGTACTGCTCCATGGGAAAACCCATCGGCGTGGATGCATAAAAGATTGTGGGTTGACAAGTACCTAGGTGAAGGCGCTTACAAGAGACTTATTCTGTCTCATAATAAAAACCTAAACATGGGCGACTACCTCATCGATGATAGAACTAAGAATGGAGCTGGTGAATTCAGTGGTGAGTTGATTCAGTTTGGAAGTGATTCATTTCCAGATTGGGAAAGTGTAGTAAATTATTTAGAACCTTAAAATGAAAGATTGGACTTTTAAAACCAATATGGACTATATCTTTGATCTAATGAGAAAAACATCAAAGGTAATTAGCTCATGTAAAAACATAACACAACTCGAAGGCGCTTACAACTATGTAGCTAACCTAGAGAAATACCTATCTCATTTTGAAAAGACTGAAAGACAGGCACTATTCTGTGAGAAACAATTAGCAGAATTTAGAAAAATGCTTAAAGTAAAAAACAGATCTTTCAATGAGTTTGTCAATTGAAGAAAGAATAGAGAGGTTGGCTTCAACTACTCATGTAGTTAGAGTAGAAGATATGACTGTATATCGAGTTAATGAAGTCATGAAGTTAGATGATAATGTTATCTTTGTGGAATGTGGTGATGGCTTGTGGTTCCAAGACCTAGATGTATTTACACTAGAAGAAATGGCAAATGCAGAAACACACATGCAAACTATTAGAGATTATATGGCAAAATAATTGCCTCTAAATTTTTCTATGTCAGATAATTTTCGTATATTGCCTGGGTAATTAAAAACTAAAACCTATGCAAACTTTACAACAACTTCAATCAATTTACTCTTTACTAAAAACTTCACAAACCAATATCCACAAACCTACTCCAAAAGAGCTAGCAATTTTTATTAAGTATTCTGCCTTAGAGCTTCAAAATAAAAATCTAACACATGAAGAGCAACTTATTATGTATTACCTAGACCATTTATTTGCAATATCAAAGTTTTTTGCAAAATAATTGCCTCTAGATTTTTTTATGTCAGATATTTTTATTATATTGTACTGTAATTAAACAAATATGAAAAACGTAATTTTTGACCTTGACGGAACTTTGGCTCTTATCGATGATAGGAGAGCCTTAGCCACTAAAAGTGGTAAGATGGACTGGGATGTATTCTTCAACCCAGACAACATTGCACTTGACAAACCAAACCAAGCTGTGATTGCAATGGCACAGACCTTAAAATCTGCTGGCCATAGAATTATCATCTTGTCTGGTAGAAGCAAAGGAACTAAAGATGCTACAAAAGCTTGGCTTAAAGCATTCGGAGTACCATTTGACATCTTGAAGATGAGACCTACAAGTAAGGACTTCATGTTCATGCCTGACGACAAGCTTAAGCAAATGTGGCTTGACCAACTTTTCACTGATAAGGATGATATTATCTGCGTCTTTGATGACAGACAGAAAGTAGTCGATATGTGGAGAGACAATGGATTAACTTGTATGCAAGTTGCTCCTGGAGACTTCTAAAATTGTTAACAACTTTTTGCAAAAAAACTGCCATAGAATTTTTTTATGTCAGTTTTTTTTATTATATTAGTACTGTAATTAAACGTTAAAACAAATGAATAAAATTCTAACTTTCCCATTCAGACACCCACTTGGCGACTGTACTAATAATGGTCTGACTTCAGTAGGTGATTCTTTCAATCTTTATTTTGACACTGACGATGTGGATTCTATTCCAGACGATTCACTTGTCTTAATCAAAAGAAACTTGTGGGGTAAACCTGCTTGGTATGCAAAACCTGCATCACTTGTAAAATCTAATACTCATTCTATGATGGGTGGTAACTTCGTTTACACTTCAGATTCAAGATTCCCTGGCGATGCGCCGATTCCTGTTCACGATAGAGTAGAAGCATAATGACAGATTTCTACACACATCCAAAAGGTACATCGTGGTACTATAGAGAAATGGGTTCCAGAAACAAGAAGACTGGAAAGCTAAACTATTACAATGTCAAAGTGACAGACTATAAAATTGTAGACTGTAACTGTATGGCAAGAGAGTTCAGGCCGTACTCTCCGTGTAAGCACATGAAAAGATTACATGAAAAAATTGGCCACAGTTTGTAAGTTTTACAGAAAGCATGTAATTATATTAATATGGAAGCAATACAAAAGATACAATCACTTCTGCAGGAAGCAGAACAGATCGCGAAAGACGAGTTAGACTTAGACAATATATTCTACAACGAGAGGTTCGTAGAGATGTTTATGGCTAATCATTTAGGTCACGAGTATGGTAACAATACTCAGGGTGGCGATGCCTTAGATGCCACTGAAACGCCAACAGAATATAAGGCAATTAATCTTAGAAGTAAAAGTGCAGGTACTTTCCAGTTCCACTGGTTATCTGAGAACAAAATCAAAAAATACGGACAGACTAACAATATGTACTTTGCAATTCGAGATGGTGTAACTATCAAGAAGATCTACGAAGTGCCGACTGAGACTATTATGCCAATTCTAGAAGGTAAGGCAACTGGAGGTAAGTCAATTAATGGTCATGCTGGATTTAATGAGAAGAAATTAGTAGAACAATTAAAAGCAAAATTAGTATATGGCGAAGAGTAAAACACCAGTATCATTGCTGATTGAAGCAATGCAAGAAGAATTAGAAAGCAGTCCAAAACAGGTTTGGCCAGGACTGGAATATGCAATCGCGATGGCAAAGAGACTGTTGCCTGAAGAGAAGAAGATTATGTGCAAGTTTGCAGAAGACTGGGCAGACGCAAGAGAAGAGACAGATCAAATGTACAAATATGACATTCCAGGATTTGAAGGTATACGAGATCAATTAGATGACTTAACCAATTTCAATAGAAATAGTTCAAATGGATAGAGAAAGATACCCAGCACACTGTGACGAAATGCCTGATAACGATATTCTCGTGTTAGGTATTTCACCTGGATTTGCAGGTAGCAGAGAGAAGTCTAAGTCTGTACAGAGAGTAAAGGCATGGATGGCTGCTTGTGGTATCACCGAGGAGCAATATGACTGGAGAAACTTAGTAGATGAACCTGGCAAAAATCCAAAGATGTCAGAGATTAGCCTGTACAGATACGAGGTTGCAAACTACAAGAAAGTAATCTGTCTTGGCAACAAGCCTGCTCAATGGTGTAGAGGTTACTGTATCGACCATGTCTTGAAAGTTCCTCATCCTTCTGGCTTAAACAGAAAGTGGAACAATCCCGAACAAGAAACTATAACAATTGAAGAGATTAATAATTATCTAGCCCTATGACATTACAAGAATTAAAATCATACGCAGAAGAAATGTCTGCAAAATACCCACAACTTGACGACGAAATTAGAGACTTATACTTTCTAGCAGTAACCGAAGTAGAAGACGGCGAGTCTGAAGCAAATGAATGTGAATTAGCAGTTGGTTCTATCGATGAATTAATTGCAGAACTAGATCGAATATAAAGAGATATGAAAGCAATCTTAGAGTTCAACTTACCGGAAGACCAACCCGAATTCAACAACGCCATTAAAGGCGGTGATTGGAAACACGTTTGTTGGCAGATGGGCCAATACTTACGAGCACAAATCAAATATGCTCCTGATGAAATGAGTCAAGAGAAATATGATACACTTGAAGAGGTAAGAGAAGAATTCAATCGTATTATGAATGAGAATAACCTAGACTTATACACAAATGAGTAGACAGTTTACATGGTGGCGAAGATTCTGGGCAACAAGAAAGATGCCTAAGCAAATGTTGTACAAGGCTGCTAGTGAATTGCAACAGAGAATTGAGTTCGGTGAATATGAGGTAGACAATCTCGGTAGAGAGTACATGTTAGAAGAACTAATCTTTGAACAGAAAGAAAAAGCTCTAAGAAAAGAAAAGCCTTGGTTGACTGAAGAGTCTTACCGAGAACAGATTCAACCTATCAACAAACAATACAGAAAGAGACAGAATCTGATTATGAAAGCTCACCTTGAAGCTGAGCAAAAACTACTCTATAAATTAAGAGAAGAATTAGACAAAGAGTTTGGTCTTGGCAAAGAGCGAATTCAAGAAGAAATGGAAGAGTTTGATGGTACAACTAGAGAATTCTACTTCCATATCAAATCAATTGCCTTAGGTAAGCGGTTCGATCCTGACAAGCAACAACGTCTAATACCAGAACAACCAAGACACATACTCAAACCTAAAGAGAGAAAGTATGTAGATCTTTGGATGAAATTAGTAAAAGAAAACAAATGGGAAGAGTTCTTAAATTGGAACAATTACCAATAACCACATATAATGAATAAATCTAGCCACATGACAAACTATGGATATTGTTGCATCAATATGCAACTCAGACAACAAAAGCCATCAATCACTACAAATCGTTCTATGATTAAACGTACCTTTGAAGCTAAGGGTATGGATTATGCATCAGAACTTATTGTACAGAACGTACGAGATCTTCGCGAGATTATCAAATGGAATGAAGCCAATGGTATCAAGCTCTATCGTATGTCTTCTGATATTATGCCGTGGATGTCCGAGTACAATATCTCAGATCTCAAAGACTTTAAAATTATTCAAACTATTCTAGAAGACTGTGGCGATCTAGCTAGGGAGTACGGTCAGAGGATTACATTCCACCCTGGACCATTCGATGTCCTCGCATCTAAAAATGAAAACGTTGTCACCAAATCTATTGCTGATCTCAACAAGCACGGTGAAATATTTGACCTTATGGGTCTACCGCGTACTCCCTATGCTGCGATCAATATTCATGTCAATACTACACAAGGTGGTAAAGAAGAGGCTATGCAGAGATTCGTAGATAACTTCCATCTACTTGACGCTTCAGTTCGTACTCGTCTTGTAGTAGAAAATGACGACAAACAAAAACAATATGCTGTAGAAGATCTTTATCAAGGTATCTACAGTAAGATTAACATTCCAATTACATTTGACTATCATCACCACTGGTGTCACCCTGGTGAATTAACACAGGAAGAGGCTCTCAAGATGGCTTCAACCACTTGGCCTAAAGGTATCAAGCAATTGTGTCACTATTCATCTTGTAAACAAATTCACGAGGATGCAAGTGTAATGGCTCGTGCACATGCAGATTATATTTATGAACACATTAATACTTATGGCCTTAATCTAGACATCGAGCTAGAAGCGAAGGCAAAAGAGTTAGCAGTTCAAAAATATGTGAAACAATTTATGAACGAGCTAGTATAACCCCTAAATAATTATCATTATGACAAAAGTTTTAAACACATTAAAAGCAGGACTTAATCTAGTAACATCATCATTCGTTAACCAGTATTTTTACTTTATTGGATTGTTATGGATGTTAGTTAGTTTTGTCTATGTAGGAAAAGATCAATTCTGGACTATTCTTGGTTTTGGAATTATCTTTACTGGAGTTCAAAGCATTATCAATGAAATTAAATTAAATTCTAAAAATTAATATGGACTTAAAAGTAGACGCATTAAAAGCAAAGTATCAAGCAGAGAAGCTTGAAGCAATCGCAACCCTTGAAGTATACGTTAAGAATTCAGCTGGTATCGGTGAACACCCGCAAATCATCGAAGAAATGGCGAAGTTAGTAGAACAAGTAGCCAACGCTAATGACTGTTTAGAAGCATTAGACGAGATCTTCATTAGAACTGGAGACGACAGCACGAACGTAGCTCAAGATGGCTCCGTTAATAGTTGATTTATTTAGGCTAGACATAGATAACTAAAGGAGCAAGGGACCCCAAACGTGGGGTCCCTTTTTTTGTGATATATAATATATGAATACATTCACTGGACAGGAGGTGGCAGATCATATTGAGTATATTACTCCAGAAGAGTCTGACATCCCGGATTATTTTATTAACAAGTATATTCTACCTAATGATGGTTGGAAGAATAAGCCTATTAAACTAAAAGATCTATTAAAAGATAGAGACTTTAGAGACTACTATAAATCTGGCGAAGAGCGCTATGATGAGTATGAAGTAAGTGGTGATGACTTATATCAAGAGTTAGTTGTCTATAAAGGTCAATTATTAGATGGTTATTCTAGAGCAGCGAGAATGTTAAGAATGGGTGAAAAGACTGCAGCAGCATTTGTATTAGAACATAATAAATTTGTAATGGAGTCCAATGTATTTGAAAGATATACAAAACTAGATTCTATCTCAAATAAACTCTTAGGTGATTGCTTTAGACAATGGGCCTTAGATTTTGAAAGAGGCAAGAAGTCTTCTCATTATTCATTTAGCGTAGAAAATCCAGGCTTAACCTTCGATCTAGACTGTACAATCTACTTTAAGGGTAAAGGTTTTGAAGTCTTAAACTCTACTGGAGCAGATGGAAGTGATATGGACTCGGATGGTGATTGGCAAGATCCGTTTGTAAATATAGATTTTGCTTGTAATCCAGATTGGTTACCTTCATACTGGTCAGAAGTTTACTTTATATTAGCAGATACTCTAAGACATGAGATCGAACACATCACTCAAGATGGTATTGATATTGGTAATTATAGAAAGGGTAAACCTAATGAGCCAGATGATATAATGAGAGTGATGATTAATACAGGTATGTTACCTAAATACAATTATCTGCTTCTACCTAAAGAGGTGGATGCAAATCTACAAGGCTTAAGGTTTGAAGCTAAGAAGAGAAAAGAGAAACTGATTGACGCTGTCAACAGATATTTAGATACAAAAGAGGAGCTAGGAGAAGTAGACTCTAAGACCAGAGAACTCGTCCTAACCAAGTGGGAAGCACGAGCTAAACATTTAGGATTTAAACTAAGATAAATAATAATATGAGATTTATCAAACCACTTAACGAGAAGAAGCCCAAAGGCGCTCCTGAATTTCATCATTCAGATGCTCCTGATGCCGAAGGTAGATTTAGAGACCTGGGTATCAAGGATCTTGCAGCATGGTTAATTAAGACCAGAAAGAAAGATGTAAAGAAGATCAGTGGTTCTCTAACTCAACAAGTTGTTTTCAATAGAGGCGACGATCCTGAGTACGCAGAGAAAATGGAAAAGGTAAGAAAAGAAGTCTACAAACAATTAGGTAGACAAGACTTAATTGATAAAATGGATGAGAGTTTAGAAGAGCCTCTCTACAATTCTTTTTTCCTTTTAGAATTTCAGAAATGGGTTTACAAGAACAGAGCCAAGATTAATAGAATGTCTATAGAGGACAAGATTGAATATCTAGAAGATAACTATATTAAGAAGTATGGTAATAAACATTTAGGCAGTGAAGACCTAAGTGGTGTAGGTTCTGACATTTATCATGCGATGGTTTTAGATAATATTATTAAAGAGTCAGTTAATGAAGGTAAGATGCCTAAGAAATATATTGGCAATGATGATATAGTTTATCTTAAAACTAAAGAGGATTCAAAAGGCGCTCATTACAACCTTTACTATAAAGGACATGATATTGATAAAGGTGGTCGTAGGTTTGGTAGTGAAAAAGAATTAGAAGATTTCGCTAGTAACTACATTCTATCTAATCAACTATATAGAAAACTAAGATACGAAGATTCAATACCTCTACCAGAGTCTATAGATAAGTATTATTTAGATAATGCTAAAGATAGCCTTGAAAAGGAAAAGGTTTACCAGCATTTAGGTGTTGAGTATGGTCAAACTAGAAGAGGTGACAAGTATGTTCAAATTAATTATATACCTGTATCGAGACCTCAGAGTCAACAGCCTGAATGGGTCAAAGTATTCTACGATAATGATAAAGATCTAAAGAAAATTAGTAAAGAACTTGATATGGACCTTAAAGAGTCTGTATTAAACGAAGAAGACTCTTATGATGATTATCCGGCTGCTGCAAAGAAGAATGCACAGATGGCCATTGATTGGAAAGAGAAGTATGGCAGAGATGAAGTACCTGCTGGAACTCCAGTTGGTTGGGCAAGAGCTCATCAACTAGCTAAAGGTGAAAAGATCTCAGCAGATACAGTTAAGAGAATGTCTGCATTTAATAGACACAGAAAGAATTCTAAAATTGCACCAGAACATAAAGACGAACCTTGGAAAGATAACGGCTATGTAGCTTGGTTAATCTGGGGTGGAGATGAAGGTGTTGATTGGGCAATTGAAAAATCAAAAGAAATAGACGCTATGAAAGAGTCAAAGCAAATGAAATACATTAGACCACTACATGAAGCTAAAAGAGGTGCAATCCATAAAGCTGCAAAGAAAGGAAGTTATCCTGTAAGTATTGTAGTAATTAGTAGTGGTATGGTTGTTAAACAAGAATTAGTTGATACGCCAGCTGCGGTTCCTGCAGTATTTAATGAATTACAAAAAGAATATCCTAATGCTGTAATAAGCATTGAGTCTGGTACTGGAGAAACTTTATTTAGTGAATCGGTGGTTAACGAAAGCCTAGGCTCTTATGAGTATGGCAAGTGGGTTAAAGAGAATGGTAAGATTAAATACCCAAAATGGATTAAAGTAAAATCAAAAGAGATTATTGATGGTGGTTTCATGGACAAGGTCTATAAAGGTGAACACCACTATATGTCTATTTGGTTAGGCTCTTTCGACAACAAGACTAGATCTGAACTATATGCTTATGGTGATAAAGGTAAGAAAGAGTTCGGTGAAATGGGTTACAAATTTATCCAAAGATTCTGGAATGATATAACTGGTTACACCATGTTCTTCTGGATGGGCGCGGTGGCTGCACTAGAAGTTAGTAAACATATTAGAGATATGCAAGCGAACGGCGAGTCAATCGAACCAGCTTATTATCTAATGAAAGAATACTTCAACAACTTCGGTATGGAGACTAACAGAAGCAGAATATTTAACGCAGCTGTTGAGAAGCTAGAAACATGGATGAAGGATAACCAAATTGAAACACTATAAACATACAAATTAAACTATGGCAATCGTAGCAACAAAAACAGTAACCTTTACAGGGGATGCTGCTGAAAACGGAGATACTTATGAATGGATAGCAACTTGGGTTGGTCCAACTGGTTGGGTAACTCCTACAGAAACAAGCCCTGGATCAAACGTATGGCAGTTCGATGCAGATGATTTTGTAACAGGTACAGCTGGACTAACTAGAGAGGTTACGTTCTCAGTGAGACACCACCGATATGGAGGCAACCAAAGTGACCCAAGCTTGGAACAGTCGTTTACAATTATACAACATAACGAAGCAAATCAATAAGCTAGATATATAAACAAACAGACTAAATAGATATGCCCGGAACTTATACAAGAACAGTTACAATTGACGCTAACAATAATAACAGTGGTTCACCTGACTATAGTTGGGTTGTGGTGCCAGCGAGTGCACAGAAAACAGCTCAAAATCCAAGCGGATGGGTAGAACTATCTGCTACATCAGGTACTAACGGAAGTTCTACTAACTTTATAGTATCAGATAATACGGGTGGTGGCGCTACTCCTAGAAATTGTGAGATTAAGGCTCAACACTGGAACTATGCAAACGATAATACACTAGAGGCTAGCTTTACAATATATCAGTCTGCTGCAGGTGAAACGACAACGAGTTCAACGACGACTTCGACTTCAACGACGACTTCGACTTCAACGACGACTCAACCAACTATATACTCAATAACATTCTCAGGAACAGGCTCGACTCTAAGTGACCCAATTATATTTGACGGCAACGACGCTCAAGGGCAGCTTGTTGCTTACACGTTAAGTGGCGGTTCCGGTCAAGCACAATATGTTTCCGGCAAACCTAGTTATCTTAATGAAACAATAAATCTACAAAACGTTTCGCTTCAATTATCTCCTAATACATCTGATTGGCCTACTGCAGGCGAGTCTTTTGAGATACTATATCAACATTCATTGGGTGGTAACACGGATAGCATCTATGGGCAATTTATTCCTGCAGACGCAGATACTATATACTTAGATGTAGCTCTACCACCTCTAGTTGCGAATTCCGGGAATGGAGCTGGCGTAGGTAAAATGAGTTATACATTGGATATGTCTAGCGAATCAAATACATCTCTTATATCTCTTGGAGTACAGTTAGATCCAGATGTAGATGTTCAAGATACAGTAGATGTATTTTGGTCGACGAGCTCAACGGGTGCAACCAGTACTACAGTCCCGTATTGGATAGTTAGTGATCCTAATAAACCGAATGGTATAGAGATTAACAACGAAAATGATGCTTATGGAGGCACGGGCGATACCTATCAAGCACTGGTAGAATTTGTGTTTAAAGACCCACTTTCAGGCTCTTTACCAACAGGTCCGCAAGGTCCAAAAAATGAGCCTTTTGTAGAAGAGGGAGCGGTAGCACAAACTTTAGAGCTAGTAGGCGATGAAGATGCAGGTACTATGTACTTAATTATACAAAACCCAAATGATGCAAGCAACTACGCTTCAGTTTATGTAACAGCTCCAAGTGCTTCTTTAACTACTAGTACAACGACTGTCACTCCAGCTGACACTTTTGACATCCAGTACTCTACTATGTATTTCACCGATAGTAACAATGGTCCGAATGTATGTAGTGGAACAGGGTCTTCGACTAGTGATAAATTCCGAATCGGCGGAACAGATCTGATGACATGGTCAGTACCTATACAGTATACTGGTGCTCAACCTAGTTTCATGGCAAGCTCAACGCGACCGCCCGGTGTGAATGATTATCCCGTGGGTAATTTACAGATCACATTCTCATACCAGAGTGCCGGCATGGCGACGATGAATATTACAACTCCGGACCAAAGCGGGTCAGGAGGCGTTAGCTTCAACGGTATTGATTACTGGACTATTAGTGTAAGTACAGCTGGAAATACACATACTTCGTCTGGTAATGGTGTTTTCTTCTTGAAACACGATGTGGCGATATGTTAAAATTAAAAAGAATATATAATTAAATAAAACTATATAAAAATGGCTAAAAAAATCCTATCATTCGAAGAGTATCAGGTTCAGTTAAAGGCTGAGCAAGATAACGTAGATACTACAGAAGAAGTAGAAAACGAAGAGTGCCCATGTGGCACTGACGAAGAAGGCAATTGCTTAGAGTGTGAAGAAGGTACTGAAGCACCTGCTGAAGAAATAGAAGACGAAGACGATGATTCTGACGACGATATTGATGATTCTGAAGAGTCTGACGACGACGATTCTGACGAAGATGACGACGACGATGACGATGATGAAGACGACGACGATGATGACGAAGATGAAGATGACGATGAAGAAGCTCCTGAAGAAGCTCCTGAAGAAGGTGGCGAAGAAGAAGCTGAAGAAGTCAAGTCAGAAGAACCAGCAACAGTAGAGGAAATGCTAACTGAAGGTTACGCAAAAGTAAAAGAAGCTGCATGTGCTTACGAGAATGACGAATACCAAGACCATACTCTAGAAATGTATATGAAAGAGAACGCTGCTTTAGTAGCAACTCTTGCTGCTCAAGCAATGGAAGAGGGTTACGGTGAAGTTAAAGAAACAGAATTAACTCAAGAAATGTATGAGGCTCACTGTAATGAGATGAAAGAGGCTTATGCTAAGAAAATGGATGAGTTAAAAGAAATGTACGGCGCAGGTAAAGAGTAATACGAAATTAATAAAATAAGATGGCAAGAATATTTTACGTAAGCGAAAAGACCAGTGAATATACTCAAATCAATTTTTTCAAGACAGAAAAAGAAGCACTGAAATACGGTATATCTGAATGGCCAGATTTTGACATGTTTGGTGACCCAGATGATAAAGGCGATTCATACGACGAGGTTGACGATACATGGTGGGAAGGTGAATCTATTGACCTAAGGGGAGATGGACTTTTAATGTCATGGGAAGAAGATCGAGTATATCTTCAGAGTGCTGATGACGAAGAGGCAAGAAAATTCGTACAGAGTTCAAAACATTGGAAGCGAGGTTCCGCCATTTTCTTTGATAGTTTCAAAAGAGATATGTACGGGATTCTAGGTAATAGAACATTAGAAGGTAAAGGTTACACATGGACGTTTAAAAATGGTAAGGTTAATGAATCAATACCAACCATGAAATACATCATGTCAATAAACGAGTTAAAGGAAGCAAGACAGGCTCCAGCTAAAAAACTATTTAAGATGGTAGCAAAGGGTTCAACTTCCGAAATTGAAGGTCAGAAGATCTCAAAGGAAATGGCTCAAGCTGCGTTAGACTGGTTTGATAGATCTGTCTATGCTAGAAAATACGCTAACCAGGTTCAAAAGGCTGGAATGGGCGCAGTAGCTCCACTTATTTTTGGTGACTATTGGGGTATTAAGAAAACCATTGGTTCTAAACTAAAAGCAGAATTCAAAGAGTTACAACAAGTCTATAAGAGAGAAATGGCTGAGTCATCTATTAATGAGTCAGACGCAACTCCTACTATGATGTTAGCTCAAGAGATTGACGGTGGTGAATATCACATGGCATACGCTGATGGTGAAAGAGTCGAGGCTCGTTCTACTAAAAAGACGTGGGATGACGGTGTACCAGTACTTAAGTTCATTGCAAGATCGCCTAAGAAGGACGTAGACCTACCGAAAGGTAAGTTTGAGGTAGTTGTTGACGATAAATACGGATGGTACTACTGGCAACATAAGGGCGTGTGGTACGGTATGAACAACGACGGTGAAGCACCTCCATTTGAATACTAATGAAAAAAGCAAAACAAATCTTTTGGGAATACTGGATTAAACCATGGAACCCAATATATTAAGACTATGAAATACTTACCAACATTTGAATCTTTCTTGAATGAGTATTCCACAATAGTGGACAGTAATAAAATGCTTAAAGCCTTAAAGAAGGCTGTGAAAGCTGCAGACTCGTTTGAAGAAATTGGTGATGAGCTAGACGATCTAGACTACAAAAAAGACTACGAGTGGGAATTCGTTGAAGACTTTAAAGGCACAGACGTCGGTGGACATCCAGCTTATATTATTACATACCTACAGGGTACTCGTCATGCAATAGCAGATCCAGATTTTTGGAAGAATAGCTCAGAGATTGAAGACAAAGTTGGAGATCTAGCAATTGGTTGGATATTAGGTAGATAAAGACAGGCACACATTTTAGAAACTTTTAAGAAAGTCTATGTATAATCATTGTAAACATAGACTTTTTTAGTATGCCAAGAATTCCCGTTGATTTAATTTACATGCAGATGGCTTATCAAATAGCCAAGCTCTCGTATGCCAAACGTAGGCGCGTTGGCTGTGTTATTGTAAAAGATACACAGATTATCTCAACTGGATATAACGGTACACCACATGGCTTTGATAATGACTGTGAGGAAGATCAGATTAAAGCTATTGAAAATGAAAACCACAAGCGAGTACTAGAAGAAAAGGGTTACTCTTGTGACGACGCATGTTGTTCTAAAGAGGTAACTAAAAGAGAAGTCTTACACGCAGAGTCTAATGCCTTAGCAAAAATCAGTAAGTCCACGCTAAGCTCAGACGGCGCAGATCTTTATACAACAACATGTCCGTGTTTTGACTGCGCAAAACTAATTATTCAATCAGGTATTAAAAGAGTATTCTACTCAGAGGATTACAGAGATATGTCAGGTGTAGACCTATTAAAACAAGCAGGTATTGAAGTTAAAGAGGTAATATGTTGGAACGCGGAGTAACCGAAATTATAGACGATGCTCTCGAGAAGAATGTATTCGGTGAGTCTTTTCTATTTAGAGAAGGTCAGCGAGAAGTCGTTGAGGCTATCTGCAATCACTATCTCCAAGATCCAGAAGGGACTATTATCCTAGATGCCCCAACTGGCAGTGGTAAATCCCTAATTGCTATGTGGTCCGCGCACGTTCTAAAAGAACTTGGTAAAAGAGGTTATTTAGTAACCTCTGATCTAATGCTACAAGATCAGTATGAAGAAGACTTTAAAAGACTAAAACTGGATTGGCCTAGTATTAGAGGAGTAGACAACTATAACTGTAATGTAAACGATCTACCCTTCTCTCTTGCTGACTGTAAGATGAAAGGTATTGGGTATGAACAAGCCGAGAAACTTCCATGCTGGAACACCTGTGGGTATCTTCAAGCCAGACGGCGCGCGAAGGAGCTACCTGTAGCTCTCTTCAACTACTCATATTATCTAATACAAAGGAATTATGTAGAAGACAAGATGATGGAACAGGATAGAGAGATACCATTTCCTAAGAGAGACTTTGTATTCTTTGATGAAGCACATAAGGTAGACAGTATTGTACAATCACACTTCTCACCTAGAATAGATGTGGGTACACCTAAGATATTTAGAGAGGTAAACAAGTTTGTACAGAAACACGCACTTGATGCTGCCTGGGTATCTGAGAACAGAATAGCAGATATTGTCGACCGCTTAATGCGGGAAGACGATCACCAGGAGCTCATGAGGCACATCAGCGAGTTCAGAGGTATTGCCGTGGTATATCGCAAGGTCAGATCGGCGGCCCTCATTCGCAGTAAACGCCAGTATAAGAATGGAGATGTCCCTAAAGAATGGCAGACTTTTTTTGGACGAATGGACAGACTAAAAGACATTTGGTGCAAGTTTGATGACTATCATGACATAATTAAAGAGCTCGGCACTGATGCGATCGTTATTAATCGAAAAGAGAACGAAGTACAATTCTTATGTTTAGAAGAAGCAATGATGATTGATAAATTCTTACAGAAGAAGAGTGGCTTTAAAGTCTTTATGTCAGCAACATTAGGTGATATTAGATCTTATGCGAAACATACTTCAATGGGTAATGCGAAAGTTATTAGAATGAATAATAATTTTGACTACAAAAAATCCCCCATCGTTTTCGTCAATAGGAACAAATTGTCTTTTAGAGAACGCGAACAAAATCTCCCCAAAGTAGTAAAGACACTAGACAAGATCTTAGAGAAACATAAAGGACAAAGTGGAATTATTCACGCCGGTTCCTATGATTTCATGAACTACATCAACAGTAACTCTAAACATAAGTTCAGTTTTATTACCTACGATGTGGCAAAGGAGAGAGGTGGCGCGATCGATCTATTTAATAAGAGTGATGGTAAAATACTAATAGGTCCATCGCTGCTAGAGGGACTGGATTTAAAAGACGAGAAGTCTAGATTCCAGATCTTCTTTAAAGTACCATATCCATCATTAGGCGATCCACTTGTGAAAGCCAAGATGCAGGCGTTCCCTGGTTGGTATGACTGGAAAACAGGTATTTCCATTCAACAGGGAGCTGGTCGTAGTATCAGATCTAAAGATGACTGGGCAGTCACTTATATTTTGGACGCGTGCTTTAGAAGCCTGATAAATAAAGAGGGATTCTTTCCACCGTCATTTGAAGAACGAATAAAAACAATTTACTAATGGCATATAACTTAATTATTATAGATGACTTTTATAGTAATCCGGAAGAGGTTAGAGAGTTTGCATTGGCACAAGACTTTAATGTGGACGGTAACTATCCAGGTCACAGAACTAAATCATTTTTAACAGATAGTGTAAAAGAGTATATTGCGTCACACCTAAGACCTCACCAGGGTGAAATTGCATGGCCTGAAGGCGATGATAATTACTGTGGTGCATATCAATATACTACATCTAGAGATAGAACTTGGATTCACGCTGACAGTACGACTACATGGGCTGGAGTTTGGTATGGAACACCGAACGCTCCAATCAGCGGCGGAACCGGTCTATTCAGACATAAGGAGACTGGATTAGTCGGCACACCTAGACTGGCAGACGGTTCAGTAGATGAGAACTTATTAAACAAGGTATATGAAGATTCACAAGATTATACTAAATGGGAAATGACAGCTGAAGTGGGTAATGTATTTAATAGACTGGTTATCTATAGAGGTGATTACTTCCATGCGTCATTAGACTATTTTGGTACAAACTTACAAAACGGCAGATTATTTCAAACATTCTTTTTTAACACAGAACGATAATATGGGATTTAACAAACTAAACTTACCAGATGTAACACATCTAAAAGAACAACTAGCACAATGGGGTGAAGAAGACTTTACGGCCTATTGGAAAAACCTCTTTGAAAAGAGAGACGCGATTTGTGGACCAACCGAGTCACATGACTTTATTAAACTTTTTTTAAATCGTGAGTATAACTATAGAAAGACTGGTCAACTCGAGTTTGACTTTGATTGGTCAGATATTTAAAAAAACAAATATGGCAGAACAATTAACTGAAGAGAAAGAACAAATTTACGTTTGGGCTAAAACTGAACGTGCTGGTGACATCGTAACTGTAGATAAAACTGATGGAAAATACATTGTATTTACAGATGGAACCAAATGTGCAACTAATCTAATCAACGAGATGTTGTTACCTGCAAAAGATGAGGCTCAGGCTAAATCTATCGCTAAACCATTTGGTAGTATTCAAGATATTGTTGATAATGTAGAACCTGTAGTAGAGACTACTCAGGCTACGCCAGTACAAGAGACTAACACATCTACTAAAACAGACAATGTGATGCTAGAGATGTTGAAAAAGCTCAGTGCTAAAAACACAATTGAAATGCCTTTACAATTAAATATACCTTCACATGAAGTATATCAATTGTTTAAGGGTCAGATGGATATTACCGAGGAAGATTTACACGAACAAATTTTAGCGCTCGTATTGAGCCAGATAGATAATCTACAAGCACAGTTAAAGCCACAGGCTGAAGAATTCATTAATAATTATTACAATGGCAGAACAAACAGAAAATCAAACACCGGAACAAGCACAACCGCAAAATCCGGGCCCGATATTACTTACTAGAAGACAGAGACGTTGGATGCAGAAACAACAGGGGTTAACTAGATATATTCAAAAGTTACCTTTAGCTGATAGATTAAAACTACAGAGACAAAACCAAGAGAATGGTAGAAAACTACATCAGCAGCATTTAGATATTCAAGAGCAAAGAAACCATACTAGATTAGAGAGAATTCTAGAAGGTTACACAAATGAAGAGGGTGAGAAGGTACCTGGTTTAAAAGATAATTGGGCTGCACAAGGCTACAACCAAAAAGAGATTGATATGTTAGAAGAGGCTTGGTCTCTTAGTGTAATAAAAGATAAGACGACATATCAAGCTGATAAGAAAAAGAGAAGAGCACTAGAGAAAGAGGCAAAGGCTTCTAGAGATGCTCGCAAAAAATAACTAGACGATGATTACTATCCAAATCGAACCAGCCGATAATGGCGTGGTTAAGTTTTTAATTGACGATAATGTCAATGGCGGAGGTGAGGAATTCACCTCTCGCGTTGTATATGAGTTTGACAATACTTTAGGTAGAGCAAACCAAATTAAATTTTTAAAAGATATTATCTTAGATTTAGGCTTAGCAACTGGTAGTGAACTGGATCGTGACAAGTTAGTTGTAAAAACAGAGTGGGGCTCACAGTATAAGCCCAACGAAGCAGAAATAAAAGTAAAACTCTCAGCTTTAGAAAAAGAAATGAATTTGCTGAGGGCACAAATAAAGAAATGACACTAAAAATAGAAGGTGTTTGGTGTAAAACTAGGACTGAGTTTGAAAAATTAGCAAAGTCTGGTGATTATGATTTAACTATATCCTATTTCGATATTGTAAATAGACTAGTTAAGAGTGACCCTTATAGTGAGGAACCATCAGATGTAATCGTCTCTCTGTATATTCGTAAATTAATTCAAAAATTAATAAACGATAAAATAGAAGGAGAGAATACGGAAGCAAAGCTACTATATATGTTTAAGAACTTAGACAGTAACGCTGTTTTAAATTTTAAACATTTTATAGCAGATCTAACTGGCGACCCCTATGATATGGATCTAATTATTATCAACAGATGCGACTACCCGAAAAGAGGAGTACTCAGTAAGTTTGATAATGTTAGATTTATAGACCATGATTAAACACAAAGTATTTACTAAAGGTGAATATGTACAGGCTTTAATCTCAACTACACAAAACCCAAATGTACTTATTCCTATACGAGGCCTAATTTACGATGTCAAGTTTGACGATGTAAATCCTAGGTATCAACTACGTATTAAAAAGTTCTATGATAATATAGTCTTTTTAAAAGCAAATCTATTTGGTGGCAGATTCATCAGAGACTTCGAGGGCAAAGAGACTCGTATTAATCTAAAGAGACAAGAGTATAAGACTGTTAAAGAATTAGAAGACAGAGTCTTTGACGGTGAGAAGTGGAAGCAATACCTCATTACAGTCGATTCAGTTTTCTGTGTAAAGACCAGAGGCGAGCAGGTAGAACTATTCAATAAGATACAAGACTTTCAGACAGAAGTGGCTCTAAAGGAACTCTATGAGCTCACAAGCCGTACTCAATATTCAGGCCAATTCAAATTTCAGAGTAAAGGTGAGTACGTTAAAGCACTTGAAAAGTTTTTAGGTGATAGATACCCTAAGAGCAAGGATTGGTCAGATACTATTCTTTATAGACCAGACCATAATGAATTAGACCGCGGAGAGTGGGTCTAAAACATAATATCCTGATACATAGTCAGATATATAATAAAAAAGAAATCATATTTGTATGGGCGGTGAATTAATAGATGCTAGTAACTTGTTAACAGGAGGTGGAGGACTGTCTTCATTTCAATATCAAAATACTGATACTGGGGACACTATAACTAGTGAAACACCTTTAGATGCTAATGGTAATCCACTACAACCAGCAACTGATAATGCTTCTGCGCAGGCTAATACTGAGAGAGCTCCATTAGGTGCAACACTAGAAGAGCAGCAAGAACCGGTTTCACAGGGTAATACTACAACTACCGGTGAAAGCACTGAGACTAATTCTTTATATGGTAATAATGCTTTAAAAACTAGAGCATATACTGTTACAGACCCTGATAAAACTATTCCCGGTGTAGACGCTGTTAGATCTAAGTCAAATGCTTGGACTCTATTGAATTACAGAAACTATTCAGGTGGTACTATTTATGGTAATCCAGAATATGGAAAATACAATAAAACTGTATTACACTCAGATAAAGAAAATATTTTAAATCCTACAGCTAAACGTATCGTGGAATACTCTGCGAATAACGGTGGTTTAGGTTTTGCTTATACATATAGAGATTTTATTCAGGCAGAGCATTATGGACAAATATCTAATGAATTCTTAGTTACATTAAGAAGATTTGCTTTTCCTATTGGAGATGATATTAGAAATACAGTAGGCACTGATGATTCAGGTACAGAATTTGATAAGTCGGAGCCAGATTTAGCTAGGGCAATTACGTGGCTCTCACCTGCTTTAGGTAATGAAATGAAAGAGATACTCGGGTTCGGTACTGGCTTTGGCTGGGAAGAGATTAACGCCGATGTACAAGAGGTAACAGGTGCAGATACTCAATCAAGAAGGGGTTCGATCGGTGCTATGATTGAAGGTAGTGCTATAGCAAAAGGAGTAGAGGCTGGTATTAATGGGTATTCGGCTGCTCAGGCAGATAGAATTCACACTAAAGGTCATGGATTCGACCCTCTATCAAAAACATATCCTAACTTTGTATATGGACCATACAATGCTATTAAATCTGTATTGGCTAGAAACAAGGATGGTCTTAAATTTGACAGCGAGTTTACTCTTAACTTCTACTATGATTTAAGAGGATTTGACAATACATCTCCAAAGGTAGTATTTATGGATGTAATTTCTAACCTATTAGCGATTACATATAACAATGCTCCTTTCTGGGGTGGTGCAACTAGATATACGTCAAGTGGTTCTACAGGTAAACCATTTGGAGATTTTGATAAATTAAAGAACGGTGACTATGCAGGCTATCTAGGCTCATTGGCAACACAGTTAAAGTCTTCACTTGGTGCTGGTTTTGCCGATCTAGGTAAAGCTGCAGATGGTCTAATCAATGGTAAAGGTATAAACGCACTTGGAGACTCTAAGATTTTAGATAACTTAATTGGTGGTTCTCTAATGAAACAATTAGGTTCACCCTCAGGTGGTGATATTATTCAAGCGTTCTTAACAGGTGATCCGACTGGACAGTGGCACTTAACGGTGGGTAATCCTATGAACCCAATGATGGTGTGTGGTAACCTATGTTTAGAAAGCGCTAAATTTGAATTTGAAGGTCCATTGAGTTTTGAAGGTTTTCCTAGTAAACTAAAGATGACAGTTGCATTAAAACCAGGTAGACCTAGAGATAAAGCAGAGATTGAGTCTATGTTTAACGCAGGTAGAGGTAGAATGTACTTACAACCAGAAGTTGAAGGTAAATCACTCGATGATGTAGTAGACGTATCACAATTCGGAAATAAAGATAGAACCAGAATGTCTCCAGATAGAGCATTGAGAAATTCTGATTTCGCAGCAGGTTAATAGATGAACTTAAGAACTATTTTAAATAAAACCTCAAGTACAGTTAAGTTATTCTTAACTCAACCGACTATGTTGTTTACTAATAAAGCAGCACAAACCGGAGTACGTGAACATATTGTTAGAGAAGACGAGGTAACTAGACCTGACTTAATTGCGCTAGAGTACTATGGTGACCAATCTAAAACAGACATAATTTTAAAATACAATGGGATTTCGGATCCTTTCTCTCTACAGCCAGGTGATGTACTAGAAATACCTAGCTCTGGAATTGCCTTCCATAAATTAGAGAGACCTGAAGGTGAAGAAGATAATCCGATTAAAAATCAATTCTTACAAGGCAAGAGATTATCCAAGAAAGATGATAGAAGAATTGAGGCTTTGAAAAAGAAATATAATAAGGACGTGTTACTGCCGCCTAACGTGATACCTATCGGTAATAAGAACTATAAGTTTGATAAAGGTTTAGTAACCTTCGGTGCGCAGGCTCAAAACGCAGAGGTAAACGACCCTGTAGTAAGAGATGTTCTACAAGATATTGCACCCGATCAATTAGCTAATATTGAATTTACTCCAACTGATATTGAATCCGGATCTGGATCTGGAGGTGGTAGAGGTTTAACCGAAACTCAGTTAGACAAATTATTAGATGATGGTGTAGGTAAAGGTAAACTTACATCTGGCGATGGTGCTGGTAGAGGTGATACTGCTACTGAAAGACCTTCTAATAAAGGTGCAGGAGATGCTCCTGCTGGTACTAACGACGCTGCAGGTACGGCTAACGACGGCGCACCTTGTAACTAAGACTAAAGAATGGAATTAGGAAATCATATATTAGCGGTGGTAGAACCAGCTATCCTACCAACCGAGATCAAGATGGAGGCCCTAGGCGAAGATGAGGGCGGAGATAATGTAGATAAACAAACCAAGTCAATTGGTGCGTTTGAACCTTTTATCTTATGTAATGGTGTGCAAGTTAAACGTGACAATCTTGAGTCTTTTGAACTAGAGTTAAGCGGTAATGTGCCAAAGTGTGTAGTTACATTTATGGACAACGGCTCTTTCAAAGTAGACTCAATGCCAAGAGACGGAGATTTCTTTACAATACTACTTAATTCAAAACACCAAGAGACTTTCAAGTCAGTCCACATGGATTTTGATATTACAGAAGTTACTACCGAAGCTGCAGACCCATCACAGGGAAATGGATCCGGTATTACTCTATCTGGAATTGCTAAAATACCCAGACTATTTGGAGAAGACTGTCAAGTATTAGACGCAGACACATCTCTAAATCACTTAGAGAAAATAGCTAGAGATCTAGAGATTGGATTAGCTACCAACGTGGATTCGACTGATGATAATCAATCTAGGATTCAAGCCTATGAAACTTTCTTAGACTTCATAAAATCTATTGTAGAAGATTCATATATCTCAGATGACTCATTCGCTAAATGGTATATTGACCAGTATTACTATTTAACCTATGTAGATATTAATAAGATTTTTAATACTAAAAACCCTAAGCTGGATGAAGTAATGAAAGTGTTAACTTCTTTCGCTAGCTCAGAGCTGCAAAAATCTACAGCGGAAGATAAAACCGACGCTGATAATATAGATGTCCCTCTGATTCTGACTAACCATAATGACCTAAGAGGTTTAAGCTGCCACATCATGGAATATGAGTTGGTCAACAACTCTTCTAAAATTAGTTTAAAAGCAGGTAACTCTAGGAATGTGCAGATCTATGATAATAATTCTGAGAAGGGTGAAAGATTCCAAGAGTTTACAATCGAACCTCTAACTACAGAAGAACTATCTGAGTTAGATGAACCATTAAAAGGAAATAGAAAAGACGAGAGATATAAAGAGCAAGTCAAATACAAATATATGGGTAGACAGAATGCTGGAGACGATGGTCTAGGTAATACTCATAAGAATGCAATCTTTACTAAACTACATCGTAAACAAAATCAGATGGAGTTAGAAAAGATGAAGTTAAAATGTACAGTACAAGGATTTAACCCAGCTATATATAAGTTCTGTAAAATACCTGTTGTATTATACCATTACGATGGTGTCGCGATAGAGGCTGAACAGATTGCAGATGGATTTAGAGAAGAGGCCGGTTTAAAAGAAAGACCGCTTGGCGCTGCAAAACCAGAAGTTGACCCAAATGAAGTAAGTCAAATGATGGATAAGTTTATCTCGGGTTTTTACATTGTAGAAAATATAGACTATAGATATGATTCATCCGAGGGTATATTTACGGACTTCACTCTGATTAGAAGAGAATGGCCGGGTCGCTCTCGTAATCTAGCATAAAAAAGTAAGATAGATAATTTATGGCAGATATAGATTTTAAATCAAGGAATGAATTTAGAAAAGGTAGTAGGCTTCGTACAATAGATGAAGATCCAACCTATCTAAGTTTTATGCTATTATTCCACTATCATGACCACCATGATGTTGGCCACTCGCCCCTACTCAATGGTCAGGCAGAAAGATATTTAAGGTCTGTTGTTAGAGATGATATTGGTAACATCTATGCTGATAATCTAAAGAATTTTGTTAGAGTCTTAAGAAAGGTAAATGTAGAAATGCCTTGGTTCTGGCAGAGTTTAAAAGGTTTAGAGAACGCACTTAACTACGGTGATATGACAGAGCCTTTTAGGGGTTCTGCAGATAATGAGTTAGAGTTAGTCTGTTTGGAGGAGAACGTTGAGTTAACTGCCATCGGACTAATGGATCTTTACAAAAGATCTTGCTTTGATTTTGAAAGATATGTAGAAGTAGTACCTAAGAACTTAAGAGAGTTCACGATGGATGTGATTATATCTGAAGTTAGAGTATTTCAAAAGGACACTAATGCTAAAAATATAAATCTAGTTGAAGATACAGATCCTGTTATTGCTGGTGCAAAACCACAGGCGGTAAAAGATCTACATGAAAATTATGTCAATAAAGATTTTACGTCAGCTGATGTAACTCCATTTATTAGATTGAGATTTACACACTGTGAATTTGACCATAATTCTATTGCTAGTTTTTTTGGAGAGCTATCAAAAAACCCAGAAATGCCTAAGCCATCGATTAAAATTAAATGGGGCACATGTAGACAAGTAGATCAAAAGTTAGGGGCTAATCTATTCAACGAGAAAGCTGGTGCTGATAAGCCTATTAACGCTAGACTTGAAGCTGCGGCAGCAGGTGAAGAAGACATTACAAATACAGCTGGACAATCCACTGGTCAAAAATACTTAAATGCAATTAGAGGTAGAACAATTGGTAAAGTTGAGTCTACTCTACAGAATGCAAAAGATGCAGCAACTGCTCAGGCTAATTCTATTGCCAATTCATTTGCAAATCCAGATCAACCAGGTATTGTAAAAAATCTATTAGATAGAGCAACAGAAGATTTAACAGGTGCACTATTATTAGGTAACGTACATGGTCTAGGTGGTACAATTAATGATATTTCAACTGCGATTAAAACAGGTAGTTTAAACGCAATCGGTAACCTAGTTGGAAATTTAGTACGTGGAGGTAATGATAAAACTCCTACAAACAGAGGACCTTTAGGTGGTGTTGGAGATAACCCTGTTGATTCAACCCCTGATAACATCAAGCTAGGTAAAGTATTCGATGAACTTAACGATGGTATTGGTCAAGCTGAACAAGCGTTAGGTAAAGATAATGTACATGGTACGACTGCACCTGATAATGATAATTTAGGAAAAGAGAATGTCCATGAATAATAATGAACTTTTTAGAGACAATATACGAGAAACACACTGGCTCGGAGAAGTAGTTATTAATGAAGACCCACTTCTTCAAGGTAGATGTCGAGTAAAAGTATTCGGTAAGTTTGATAAATTACCAGACGACCAGATTCCTTGGGCAACCCCTATGAACAGAGATCAGGTTGGTGCTCATGCAGTACCTAGAGTTGGTGATATTGTTGCAGTAAGATTTGACAACGGTAACATCTATCATCCAGAATACTGGTTTCAAGTAGATCAGAATGATGACCTAAAGGCAGATATTCTAGAAGCATCTGATAAACCACATGATGTTATCTCTTTAGTATATGACGCAGAACGTAATTTAAGAATTTATCATTCACCAGAAGATGGACTAGTAATTACAAGAGGTGAGGGTAAAAAAGAAAGACCTATGCTTCAAATAGACGAAGATGGTTTCATTAAGATTTCAACTGGTGAGAAAGTATTCTTAGACTGTGGAGATATATTTGTATCTAATACTGGTGAACCTGGTGCAGATGAAACTGAACCAGCAGTTAGAGGTCAGTCTCTACAAGATTGGCTACAAGCACTATTAGATGATTATCAAGCGCATATTCATCCAACTGGTGTTGGACCTTCCGGTCCTCCGATGCCACCAACTCCAGTAGTGGTGGGTAAATTATCTAGCACACATATTAACTACCAACAAAGAAACAAATAATCATGCCTGCACTTTGGCCTAAATTCATAAAAGATCTGGCAGATGATATTACAAGCCAGCAATTTAAGAAACCAGGTGGAGCAGGTACTATGATTGGTATGCCAGTTCCTGCTGTAGGTGCTAATAACCAATTAGGTGAAACTGTGTCTGGTCAAAAATCTATTCTATCTGGTGGAATTACAGATGTAGGTAATCCTGCTAACGCTGCGCTTAAGACCAATCCTGCTACTATGGTAAATGCAAATAACACATCACCTAAATCAGGTAGATATGATTTTGGTGTTAGAGTTGCAGAGAGATATATTGAAGCTACAAAGGGTAAAGCACAAACTCATGTTGCAGAATTTCACGCGAACAATGGAGCTGCTGAAGCTCTGCTAAAGAATGGTTATGGTTGGGCTTTCGAGAGACTATTAATGGAAGGTGATATACCTCTACAAGATCAATATGATGAAGATGGTAATCTGATTGAGATGGGTAAAGAGTCTCATCCTGCCTATGCAGATTTCTGTCCGACTGAAGAGGAGACTGCTGGTCCAGACGTAGATGAAATTAAAAGCGAGAATGATAAAGCCTTCAATAAATTTGTTGAGGAGCGAAGAGAAGAGTATAAGCTAGATAAATTTAAGTTCTATCATTTTCCTTGTCTAAGTGGCCAAGAGTCTCAGGCAGAACTAGAAGTTATCTTTGCTACTAGAATTCTAATGGGCTATGAGTTCATGGAAACTGCTAACGAGAGATGGAACTACTTTGTATGGGCATGTCACTTAGGGAAAGAGAATTACTCTGGCACTAGCAACTATAAAAATCTTAGTAGTAGAACTAAGAATGAAATTGAAGATGCTGGCTATGACTATAAACTATTAGCGGATAATGTATCTCAGTATGTAAAAGAAGGTATCATGGCTGCACATCCTGAGAGGAGTACAGATTGGCCTAGGATAGGGATTAACTCTACGTTAAAGCAAAGAATTAAAAGACCTGCAGAAGAGGCGATCCAATTCCCAACAATTGAAGATGAGAATGGTACGGATATTACTCCAGACTACTGTCCTATTAATCGATATAAATTACAGGTGGCTAGAGATTTTGAAGGTGACGATAGTCTAAAACCTAAAATCTTAACCATGAGTATTATCGCTACATTTACATATTATCCTGGTAAAAGACAAGGCACCGGTGGTGGTTATGTAAAAAATAATGAAGAGGCTAAATTTATTACATCTGGCCCACAGAACATGAGGTTTGAAAAATCTTTGGGCTGGATAAAGAACAAATATAGAGACGACGAGTACAAGAAGAAGTGGAGAAAGGTACCTGCTACTAAATTAAAACAGGCAGCTCGATCGAATAAACCTAAACAAAAGTTTTTTGAGATCGATCCTATTCCACAAGGTACACTGTTTAAATTTGAATACCATAAAGCTCTTTGTGCTATAGAACAAGCAGAGAAGTGTGAAGAAGATTTAGCAGAAGTTATACATCCATGGAGACCTGGCTATGAGGGTTTTAATGGCGATCCTTACATGATGATGGCTAGAGTGACAATTGCATATTGGTATGCTTGTATTGTACAGCCATTTAAGAAATCTCCATCTGCTCCACCGGCTCTAATCGTACCTCCTCTTGGTGGTATCTACATTCCAATTTATTATGGTAGTGCAAATCGCCTAGCTAATAATCTAAGAAAAGCCTGGAATACAGGTAAGTCTTTCAGTAAGCTACCTGCTAAACAGCCGCCAGCAATAGCAGTAAGTACAGCAGTAGCAGGCGCGTATGCGATACACCTGCTAGAATTTAAGCTGCTTTATCTTGGTGGTATTCCAACTCCAGCTGGCCCAGTGCCGATGGTTGGTTTTGTACCAGTGGTATTTTAACCCCAGTCTTTTTCGAAAGTATACCAATGGTCTGCAGACGCACAGTCGCGCAGAGCATCTAGAACCATATAAACCTTTTCGTCAATCGTTAGGTTGTTTAGAACAGCACCTACATGCATCTCAATTAGGTTTTCATCCTTAAGATATGTAGACACTTGTTTTGCAATTCCAGTTGCAAGTCGGTAACCATTGTCTTCAACCGTGTTGTATCTGCTACCAGCATAATACTCGGTATAAGTATCGACTTCGGAAGCATGTTCAATCATCTTGTCCCAGAGTTTATCGCCGAGTAGATCTCGAACCTCTTGACAGATTTCAGTAATCTGATTGATGTGTTTCAGTGTGGCTTGGTAGCCGAAGCCACCAATACCGTTACACTTGATTTCTTTGTAGTTAAATTTTGCCATTATGCTACTTCTTTAATAATTATGTTTTCAAAAGAGTCTTTCAACTCTCCATAAGCTAAGCCAGCCCAAGTCTTAGAACCAATAGATTTCCAATGGTTGAAGTCCGCCATGTTAGGGAAAGTAGAGTGAATATCTCCGATCGTCAAGTTCTCAATGACAGTCTTGTCGATGTGCAAGAACTTGTTGTTCTTCATGTTAAGAACGGAGATGTAAAAGTCTGAACCAGGAAGTTGAATTTCAACGTTGAAGAGTTTGTTCTTTTCGTAACGGAAGAGGTTACAAAGAAGTCCTTCACCTGAGTTAATAGTCAAGAAACCAGCTCTACATTTAGAGATGCTTCTGTATTTGTACTTAGTTTTGTTCCAGTCTAGACCAAGGTCTTTGACGTAGAATGTGTGCATTTTACCCTTAATGTTCTGTTCGATTGTGAACGAAGTTCCGAGGGTAGGGTTTGTGTGTTTTTTAATGTAAGCCATTTGTTTTACCGTTTAATTACAGTACTAATATAATAAAAATATCTGACATAAAAAAATCTAGAGGCAATTATTTTGCCTAAAATGGCAAAGTTTTTTGCACAGATATATAAATTATATGAAAAAGCTATTACTACTCTTATTCTTAATCCCAACCATGTTATTCGCACAAGATTGTTCGCCATATCATAAAGTTACAAATTGGGAAGCTAATGATGACGTGGAATTTACAGTAGCATGGGTTAGTTGCTTCCATGCATCTGGTACGGCTTTTTCAACAGATTGGAATAATATGTCTCTTGGTGTACATCTCATGGGCGAAGGACATAAAAATGTGGCATATACCTTTTTCAGCTATCAATATCAACCTATTAAAAGAGTTAAGCTATTTGCAGGTCCTCTATATAGAATAAATAATGATAGTGGTTTTATGCTTGCACAATATGGGGGAGACATTAAATTATATAAATCTATTTGGGTTACAAGTAGAATATTGCAAATTAATAGAAATTTAAACTACCTTAATGCAGGTGTTAAGTTAGCAATATAAAATCAGATTTTAACTATGAAAACGCCTATCATTAAGTACAATGACAAGTTTTTAGACCGTATCGGTTTGTTTATGCGAATTGGCGGTATCACTCTTTGGCCTTTTGTTATCCTGAGAGAGATTTATGATTCTACACCGCCTTGGAGAAGAAGAGCTGCTAGAATTATTAACCATGAAACAATTCATATTAAACAACAGGAAGAGATGTTAATCATACCTTTTTATATTTGGTATGTTACAGAGTGGTTTATTAAATTGTTTATTTACGGTGGTCAGGCTTACTACAATATTTCCTTTGAAAGGGAAGCTTTTGATAACGATGACAACTTAAGCTACCTAAGTGGTAGAAAACGTTACGCTTGGATAAAACGCGTGCTTAAGTAGATATATAATATGTTATTATACTTTTAAATAAAAAATAAATGTCAGACAAAAAAAGACGCAGGATTCAAACTGCCGGTGTGAAAGCCGAATCATCGATCGAACTACTAGATAGAGTTCAGACCCCTACCCAAGAATTTACAGAGACTAAAAAAGACAACCAGGACGACGGTAACGACTTCTCAGAATTTTATGATGAGAATGGAGAGTTCCTATGGGAAGCCTATGAGTCTACATGTCCATCCCACACTAGAAAACCTAACCCACATGTAAAAACACAGAATGGCGATAAGGTTTACTCAAGAGAGCCTTACGCACAAGAGATGTATGACATCTTAACTGAATATAGCCCTGAAATTAAATCTCAATTATTTACAGGTGAGATTCACACAGGTAAAGTTTGGGGTGTAACAGAAGAGTGGATTACAGTAGACATTGGCTACAGAGAATTAGTATATGTAAATGCTAAGAAGGAGTCTGATGAAGTGAGAGCACTTCTACCAGGAGAAGAAACTGCGGTCTTAATTACTGACACAAGAGGCACTTTAGCCGGTACAATTACTGGTGGAGTAAAACATAAAACTTTCATGGACTTAAGAGCTGGTATCGAAGAAGGTAACACTGCTTGGATTGGTCTAGTGAAAAATATGATTGAGAATGGTGGTTATATTGTAAGA